CGCCCGCGCTGCAACTCCTCTTGTGTTGGCTCTATGGACCTCCTAGGCGTCTGACCAGTTGGTTGGCCAGTCGCGGGATCTGTCACTTGCGGTCGCTGTGAGAGCCTATCTCCGATGCCAGGTTCCCCCTGATCCACAACAGTACCAGGGACTTGGGTCCTTTGGCCGCCAACGAGTTCATCACCTTCGGGACCTCCGACTAGTGATGGATCGCCCATCGAACCTACCATGGACCTGGCAGTTTGATTGACCTTCATAAGCAGGTCCGACACAGGGACCTGTCCCGAGAAGATGCCCCGTACGCGCTCTTTGATCTGGCCCGGCGGAGAGTTGGGAATATCCGCGCCAAATGTCTTGCGCAACATCTCTAGGCTCTGCGGGTCAAGCGCAGAGATCATTTTCTGGAGTTCCTTCGAGTAATCCCCTCTCGGATCAACTCCTACTGAGCCACTTATCCCCTTTAACAGGAAGTCCCTAACAGGCTTCGGTGTCATAGGGTCAGTAGCCTGGAGGAGACGCTTTGTCAAGTCCAGGTCCTCCCCCCTCAGGTGGATCTGACTTTGCTTCTCCTCCAGCATCGATGCATACGCCTTATGCTGTGCAAGACTCTCCTCCTGCTGTCGGCGCAGCAATTCATTAGCGGGGTCAACTGAATAACCCACGCCTTCACCTTCGTCATAAACTGGCAGTGCGTAGTCAGCCATTAGGGATCCAAGTCCTCATCTAATGGATCAAGATCATCATCGACTGCTTCAGTAGGAGCTGCCCGATCGCCCTCGGCATAGCCCCAGGTACCTACAACATTGCAATCCTTAGCGCCCCTAATGGCCATAGTGGTGGCCCCATCAGGGATAATGAACTCGCTGTGTCCCTGATCAACTGGCACAGCATTGGCAGTTGTCAGGTTCGCTGGCCCAAAGGCGACCTTGATGCCAGCATCTGTGAAGCTATGATCGAAGGCGATCGCTCTTCCCACTCCATTTGGAACAGGATACTTCCGATCATTGTTATTGTGCACCATGAAGGTAGTAGGTGCATCCCATACCGCTTTGAAAGCCATCAGAGTTCCTCATACATAACAGTGAGATAACCACCCCGCTCCCCTATGACCCATGGCTTCACCTTAGCCACGTCCTGAGCGAGCACACCTATCATACGCTCCCCAGTATCAACGCGCGTATATACATAGATCGGGATACCAGTAGGATGCGATCCAATTTGGATCAAATCGTCCTTCAATGCCTCGTCCGAGAATAACCCCAGCACACCAGTAGCGACGCCACCTAGGATCCCTAGGCCCTGCATCCTACTCTGATTGTTCGCCACAGATGCCTGAAACTGCATCTGCCGCTGCTGAATGAAGGGCTGTTGCGCCCTCAAATAGTTATTCGCGACCTGTCCAAAGCCTCCCGCAAAAGTAAGGGGATCCACTACGGCTGACTGCCTAAGCTGATCAGTACTGGTCTGCCGCTTGAAGATCTCCTGTTGTTCCCTCGTTATCCCCAACTGCTCAGCGAGAGTCAGCTGACCCGTCCGCGCTCCCTCTCGTAGGACATTGGCACTCTCATCATAACGCTGAAGTGCCTCGATCGCTGGGCTTGCTGTCGAGTACCCAGGTCCAAACTGCGAGGACAGTTTATTTATCAGAGCCTCTCGCTGACTGGTAATATCCCGCTCGAGAGCAGGATCAACTGGCAACTCGCCCCTCAGAGCAGCAAGGCTGCGCTCGTTGAGAAGGCGTTGGATCTCTTCTGTCTGCTCTCCCAGCGGATCTGGCCTGGCGGTGATGGAGGTGATATTCCCCTCTTCATCCACCGTCACATCGAAGCCCTCACGCTCGGCGAGGAAGGGCAACAGAATGCGGTTCTGCGCTTGCTGGTTCTCAAGAACCCGCCGCTGCAGATCAATCATTTCCCTCTGGGCTCGCTGGAGGTCTCTTTCCTCCTGCGATGGGCCAGGTACACTTACGCCGCCACCACCCATCTATCCCCTCCTCCAAATATAGAACCTGTTATCGCCCTCGGTGGCGTATAGCTCTATATTCTCGGGCTTATAGCGATCAATCGCTTCTGCGATAATGCTATCCTTAGGACACACCATCGTAAAGCTCTTGATGCCCAACATCTTCATTGCATGCTCATACGCCTCACACAGCTGCAACGCCGTCTTGAAGCGAGGAAAGGAACTCTCCAGGACGAGCGGCCCAGCTAGGAGCAAATCGTCCTGGTGATGAGTTCCGCAGACTCCGACTAACTTCTTACTCTCAACGTCATAGGCAAGTATAGTCGGAAACTCAAGATTGACCGGCTTCACTCCTTCAGACTGTATCAGTTCCCGCGCGGCCACGTAGTGACCTGGTTGTGACGCCACCTGAAGGGTAACTTGCATTCTTTCTCTTTCGTCGTCTCTTGCGCTTCTTAGGCTTTGGTCTTAGCCAAAAACGACCACGCAACGCCAGCGAGCGCAGCGACGATACCAGAGATCGTCTCTACATCCGTTGGCGAAAGCTTCCCCCGAGATACCAAGAAACCACCCGCAAAAGTGATGACGTGTCGGACAAATCCTAACGCCTGTTCCTTCTGTGTTGGATCCATATGTAGTGCCCCTTCCAGTTACGTAGGCCACCACATTATCGCCATTTTGTGATATTGACAAGCTTAGCCGGAGCTTGAGCGCATTCCCACTCATGCTCCGCTCCGAAGTCCCAGTCAATAACCGTACCTACGGTATACAGAACGGGCTCCGCTCCTGGTTGCCGACTGATCAGTGACCCCTCCGCCACTATCGATATATGACTCTCATTTGGCCCATGCTTGTGCATGGCAAGAATATCTCCAACCTCGCTGAAGAAGTTAACCGAACCCTTCAGGTTCGCTGATTGGAACTCCTTAGCTGAGTACACTTGGTTTTCCTGGAGCTGGCCCCGCCGGAGGCTTCCATTCCCACATAGTCTTATAGGCCTCAGCCTTGAGCGCAACCGTAGGCTCGCTAACAAAGTGGATGATCCAGGTAGAGGGATCCTCAATCTTAACGAAAGAGATGCCATAGATTGGCACCACCTTGTTCACTGCTTCGTGAACCATCTCTTCTTTTCGCATCAGTACCGTCCCCGATACGTAAAGCCGTTGGACATCTGATCTGGCACGTTGTTGTCACCGAGGAATGTGATTGTTAGAGCGCTCGAGCAAGACTCTAGCGGATACCACGCATGGAAGCCGATAGCAGGAATAGTCATATACTTAACGTTGTTATAGCTTCCAGAGATGCCACTAGTGCCACCGATATTATGACCTGATGACGCACCAGATCTTCCCTTCGTTTGGGCACTATCAACGCTAGTGCTATTCACTCCAATTCCAGCTCTGCCAACCCCAATCAGGCCTCCACAACCATCAGTTGCAGTACCGGAGAATGTCTCATTCTCAACACAGAAGAAATCCTCTGATAGACCAATGATGGCCTGAATAGCGTTGTTGGCGTTGTTGTTCTTAATTCTATAAGTCGCACTATTATACGTCCATGTATTAGTATTGTCGACGTTCTGCACATCGATATCAACCCTATTATACGCATTCCATAGACCAATAATCGGCGCAGTACCTCCAGCGCCGGCACCTCCAAAGGTTACCGTGCATCCACCAGTGCCATCGATCCTGATAGTGCCAACATACGTCCCTCGCTGAGCAACAGGTCCGTTAGTGATATTCTGTGCATTGAGAAAGATGCCAGCAACGCGAACTAGCTCAGTAGTCCCAGCGCCGGCACCTCTAGTGAATGCTCCCGACCATGCAGGTCCTCGAGTACATCGCACTGTCCCCGCATCATTCCAGACGAATAGATCATAGTTATTGTTATTCGCGACAGCGGCGGGGCTCTTAGTGTTATCCGTCGTTGCCTGCGTCAGCTCGCCTGGCAGAACTGTATTGATAAAAGTAGATCCATTCCACAACGGCACATAGATACCGATATAGGGATGGTATCGAATAGTCGTCTGGCCAGATAGGCCACTAGTGATAATAGGGCTTCCAGACTGAAGAGAAAGCCTCCCCTGCGGAGGCACCATCGGCACCTGCGTCGCGAACAGCGACTGCAACGCAGTTCCGGTAGATTTCCTAATCGCACCATCAGCGGATTTGAATAGTAGAAGATTATCTGCAAGCGCTGGCGCCGCTTCATCAGTGATCGCCGAAGCAGCAACATCCTGAGGATCACCAGATGCAGCATTATTCCGCATCTTGATAGTCCAGGCCGCCATATCGGCTAGCTTGAGGTTAGTCACCGCATTATCTGGAACACCCGCGCCCGCGAGGCCCGCCAATGTCGCTGCTGGCGTCCCATACCACTGTGCATTGCCAGTGATAGCCTTCAACATAAACCTGATGCGCTCGAGCTCTCCAGCGAGACTGATCGCGAGGCTCTCCGACCCCGGTGTTCCAGGGTTCGTAATGGTCTGCATCTGGCCTACAGTGTCACTGTAAGCCCCCGTCATAGACGGGTTCTGATTAGTGATATGGTTCTGGTGATCGGCGTTATAGATCGCCGCGGTCAGAACTGTCCCCGTCGTCCTAGTCGTATGCGTGTATAGGCCGGCACTCATGGAATTCCCCCTCCAGCCAAGATCTTCACTATCTTAACCGGCTCCCCGTGACTGCTCTGCAAGAACCCCATATCATCTTCATCGGCTTTGATGCACTCCTGCAATTCTTCTTTAGTGAATTGCTTCTGCAGGCAGTCCATGCACCCGTTAGTCACATGAGCCGAGAACATCCCCTTCTTCTTGGCCTTGCAAGCGATCTTGGCCTCGCCATAGTTGGGAAGCCGACAGAACTTCATTACATACTGATCGACGAACGTTCCCTCAACTGGCCCAGGAATGCGGCCCATTGGCCTAGCCTTCATGTCCGCAATCAGTACGCCGCAAAACTTGCAGTGCAGGCGCTCGAGCCCTGAGGGACCGTGGAACGAGAATTCTCGCACCGTCACAGCTGGCATTAGTCGGTCCTCTCGTCGCCAGGCGTAAAGCTGACGTGGAATTCAGCGAGACTGATATCCTGATCTATACCATTGTTCAGTGCAGCCATCCGCCAACGCCTTCCAGAGCCTTCCATCCTCTCCCTGTGCGACTTCGACGCCACGGTTCCCAGGAAGTCAGTATCCAGAGTGAAGCTCCCTAGAGTTCCGCCAATCCCTCCCATGTTGAATGCGATGGTCTGAGAATACTGTTCATCCCAGAATATGTCAACCATGAGGTCCCAATCGCCTCGGGTTTCATGGACAATCTCTAGGAAAGCACCATTCTTATTCCTCGTCGCGAGGCCCTGATCGAACCAGGAGAAATCTGTCGACGGAGTTGAGAATGCGAAATCATACCCTAGGCCATCCTTACTCCTGATATTCTCACGATCCAGGAGATAAATGAACCCCAGGCCGGTCCCAACACAGGGCTCTGGAAGCCTCGGTGGCACTGAGTTAATCCGCATCCAGCCGCATCTCAGATTGTCATCGCGCCTGCTCATAGTGAAGCGCGGCGGCAGGGCTTGCCCCGTCGTAGCAGCTTGCTGTTGCCCTTGAAAGACAGTCATAATGCGTATAGATGGATGCGTGTCCCCGACCTCTGGAAAGAAGAACCACGCTTGGCGCTTCTTAGGATACCAGAGCCCGAAGCTCTTCTCCATGTTCTCGAGCGAGAGCTCGTCCCTCATAAAGGGCGCCATCGTTGCAATCTCGGATAGATTGCTAGTGTTGACGTCGCCAAACTCGTTGGTCGCGGTCAGCAAATGCGCTTGCCCGAGGCGCTCTGCATACAGAACGTCATTCTCGATCTGCAGTTGACAGTGCGCATTGAGGGAGCCAACGGCCCCTGTCAGTTTCTGCACAATCCAGCCAGCCGGATCGGGATCCTGAGTGTTGATTACGTAGATTCCTTGTGGATACTTCCAAAGGATAATAGCCCCTCTGAAAGAGAGGGCACCAACAAGGCGGTCACCTTCTCCAGGGTAGATAGGGAAAGTTCCCGTTCCAGCTCCAGTAAAGACCTGATGATTGGTAGTTGAACTGTAATACAATCGATGAGGATCCGATGCATTTCCTCCGCCGAACAGCCTTCCTTGGTGAATGACACCAAAAGTTGGAAAGTTTCCTCCTCCAGACCAATCAGCTGGCGGAGTACTAATTGCGGCAAATGTGAATGCGTCTCCAATCATCACCTGTACTTGGTTGTGAGAGCTGAAGAGGAACAGCTTCCTGGCCTGCCCCACATCTTCACCACCCGCAGGGACGAACTTAGGTGGGAAGTTATTCACTCCATTAAGAGTGCCTATGCTGAAGAAAGAACCTCCAGCATTGATATTCCTAATGATGTGCCCACCCTCGACCATCACATAGTCAGTATACGTCCCCTGCACAGGACTGAACTGTATTCCAGCGACAACAGCAGTCGGGTCTGTCCCAACAGTGTCGATAGTCTGCAAGAAGGTCGTCATGGCAGACGTCGGGACCGCGAAGTTAGCAGTCCAGAACGCCAGACCTACATGCATCCAGAAGTCATCGAGAGAGCCCTGCCAAGTGTTTCCGAAACCATTTCCGAAACACCCTTGTCCCATGACCTGATTTGAGTTGTTGACAGGGCCCGTAAATGCAGTACTGGCCTCGAGCACGCCATCTATGAACAACCGAAGGGTTGCCAGATCCCACGTCACTGCAACGTGATGCCAACCTGTATTAAGGACATCAGTGAATGCAGTAGTGCCAGTGATAGTGGTGAAAGCGGATCCGTTAGATACAAAGAACTGAATAAAGCTGCCTGGACTCCTTCGAAGGCCCCAAGCAGTTGCAGCAGCTGTAACGCCTGCATCGCCTTGCCCTGCGATATAGACATCGGCTCCCAGAGCCGCTCTGGTGTTGTTGAAGAAGCCTGCAATTGTGAAGGGATTAGTGCCAATGGTGAAGTCAGCATGATCTGGCGTCGTGATGAAGTCGCCAGTGCCATCCAGAAGAAGAGCCGAAGGTGCAAACTTAAATATCGCAGTATCTAACTGCGCATTGCCAGCAGCAGTCCACACCTTCGGGTTCAGTGAGATGTCAGTGATCGTCGTCGAAGCATCTGCGCCAGTGAATGGCAGCAAGAATGCCAGACCAGAGAGCATCGTGAAGGGAAGGCCGAAGGCGTTCAGCTTCTCAGCACCGCCATCCTTCTTCATCACCCCGCCATCGAAGTCCACGCCTTCAGCATAGACCAAGTGGCCAGGTCCGGCCTGACTAGGATTTTTGGTGCCAGTAAAGCCCTGCAGCCCTACTGGCATCCGCGCGGTAACGCCTCTGTAAGCCATTAGCCTATAATCAAGCCGCTCTCAGTTCTCAGCGGCCCCTTCGCTATCATCAGCTTGTCTTGTCTAGGACTGATGTGGCCCATACGAGCATTGATCTTAGTTGCTTTCCGGCGGTTCTCCTTCAGCATCGCAGCCAAAGTGGTACGCGCACCGAGCGCAGCCGCGTTAGCGCGGTCATCATTCTTGTCCAGGAATACGTAGGTAAGGGCCATGTCGGCAAGAACATGTCGCCACTCCTCTGGAACCAAGGGAATACTCGATGGATCATCTGCTAGCTTAGTCAGTTTCGCCCTGCCGCTGGCCTCCAATCTGAGCTTCTTTCCATCCACTCGGCCCGCGTGCGAGAAACGCACGCGACCCTTACTATACTGGGATGCAGTGAGCGGTCCGATAGAGGTCTTTGCGGTCTGCTCATAGAGGGCAAACATCTGAGGCATGCCAGGCATCAGGCGATCTACTGGGAATAGTTCATCCATCCGCTCAGGGGCAACGCCTAGAACCCTATCCTGCACACCATGACAGATCATCGGAGAGTTGATAGTCTCCAAGATCGTCTTGTTGGCGCCTGCATTCGGTTCCACATACTCAGGAATATCGTATAGAGTCTGCATCAACTGGAACTGATACGGCACTCCTGAGGTGCCCATATAGTTAGTATCCAGCTGCGCGTTGACGTCGCCCAGGTTATGCAGGTTGATCACATAGGTCGCTGGCGGTGCGCCTTCCTCAAAGATGCGAATGCGACCCCCAAGATAGCTCGCATTCAGGGGAGGTGTACTAAAACTGATGACGTTGCCCGAACTAATGGTCACCGTTCCAGTGTTATACACAGGCTCTATGAGGAAGGCGACATCAACCCTCCGCCACCACCAATCTTCCACATACTCCGGAAGAAACGACGAGGCTCCAGTGCCTAGTTCCGTATAGGCTCTGTTGAGATAGTCTATGATCTTAGTCGACCACTGGCTAACTCCTGTGAAAGAGCTCTCGCCAGCTCGAAAGATCACATCCTCTTTCAGCTGTCTGGCATTCTCATAGGGCATGTTAACCTGCCGCGAAGATTACCTGGATGTTAGTAGTACCATCGCCGCCATTGACCCTCGGGCGCAGGAACTTACAGTTCTGCACCATATCACTCAGGACCGCTGCAGTGACACCTGTCAGGTCGGCTTTCGCGAACGAAGACCACATGGCGAACCAGTTAGATCCATCGTTGGACCCCTGAATGTCCACAGTCCCGCCGGCGCCGAAGGTTCCAGAGATCTGAACCGATCGCATAGGAGCATCGATTGGCAGATCTATCGATAGGCCCGTCTCTGCAGTCAGCAGTGAAGCATAAGTCACGGTCCATAGGCCCACCTGGGTCTTCGTGACGACGTAGGTATTTGCCATAGTGGTCCCCTAAGTCTGTGAGTACAGTCCAGTGATCCTCACGCCTATCCTGTTATAGTTCAGATCAGTGTCATTCGTGAAGGCCCCTGCTCCGCCCGCCCTAGTGATATGGCCCACAGGTAGACCTCCGCCAGCAAATCGCCGCATATTATCGTCTCCAAACGTATATCTTTCAAGTCTAATATTGCCTGCTCCATTAGCTCTAATAGCCACCGCATATACAGTATTTCTAGTTAGCAGTCTCTTAGCTGGCAACTGATGTATGATGCTCTTGGTCTGAGTGCCCACCGTCACATGATCTTCAGCATTTATGGTGAAGGTCTCGAGCACCGTAGGTGTCCCAACGGGATCAGAGAAGAGCCTAAGGATATAATCGCTGGTCGCAGCGTCGAACCTGATCTGATTGATGAACAGAGCATCGATCTCGCAGGCCATCTCCTGCGTCCACATGAGGCCAATCTCGTCAGGAGAGGTCGCATTGGTGATGTTATCTGCAGACGTTCCAACCGCTGTGATCGTGGAAATAACGGGCATCATTGAGGTAGTGTCTAAGGATGCCCAAGTTCCATCGTCAAACCTGAGAAACATGCCCGATACACCACTATTAGCGGTCCAGGCACCAGTAGTAAAGTCCCCCATCATATTAGGGACCTGGTTGATATTGAGGTTGATGCCTTTGATGACTATGCTGTCAGCACCACCTCTTGTAGTGAAGTCGGCAACTATGGCGATATAGTCGCCATGGGCGATGGTTTTAGTTCCAGTCTCCATCACCTTTAGCAAAGCGGCGTTAGACACTAGTAGAGCATCCGCAGATGCGATCGTTGCAGATACATCAAAAGTGCCATCTGGCTGCGGCGGAGTGGTGCCAGTGTTGACATCCTGAATGCCAAGGGTCAGAACTGACGTCCCATCGGCGAAGGTGACAGTGCCAGTATTGAATAGGATCGCTCCAGAGCCTGCAGCGGATAGCACCTTAGCGGCAGCAGGACCCCCTTCAAACATAACCCTGCCAATATATGCTGCCTTCTCAGCTGTCAGATTGATAGTGACACCAGCCGCAATCTGCCAATTGTCGCTCATTGAAGGCCCAAGCGGATAGTGAATACCGATTAGGCCAAGGGAATTGCTCTGCAAAGCGAAGCCGCCCGCAGGTACTCCCCCACGCGCAACGCGTTTGTACTTAAAAGTGCCCTTCTGTCCAGGGGGCACCCTGATCCGCTGCTTCGGTTTGGAATAGTTAACCATCAGGGACTATACACCGCCTTGACCCTAACGCCCAGAGGGGCGATCATTCTGTTGAGACTGGTGTCAAGTACTGAAAATGCTCCAGTACCGCCTGTTCTTCTAAGGGTCCGCAAGCTAGTTCCACCTGGCCACATTCCGAGCTGAGCATTGTTGAAGACGCCAAGTCGGGTAAATCTGACCAAACCGCTTCCAGTTGCCCTAGCAGTAACCCCGTATCGGGTACCTCTAGCGAGCGGTATTCGAGAATTGAGCATGAAACTGAAATGCTCATTGTTGAAGGTTGCGCTCTGTTGGCTCTCTTCGTATGTCAGAGTGCGGTTCCACATAGAGCTTCCCCCGTCCAGAGGGTCTCTCCATAGGTTCAACACGCAGTCTGCATTCGCATCCTCGAGCCTAATCTGCCCCTGAATAGCATCTATCTCGCAGTCAAAAGGCTGTATCCAGGACATCCCCGCTTCATTAGGGTCACTACCTGACGTCATATCAATAGAATTGACACCTATCGATGAATGCAGCTCACTCATCAACTGCTCAGTGTTGAGAACTCCCAGAGAACCATCATCAAAGACAATAATCGATCCTGGAGTTGTGATGATACTCTCTGCAAATACCCCAGTCGTATTGTTTATGACATAGGGATATCCCAAGTTATTAGTACCAGTGGGAGCCCCAGCGAATGCTGGGACAACACTATCTGCCCCACCCCTAACCGTCATATTGCAGACAATAGCAATTTCCTGATCATGCGCGAGGCTCTTAGAGCCGGAAGTCATAGGAATTTCATTCATTCTGCCAGGAACGTCAAACACTGGAGGCAGAGCGGTGGTCAGGTTCCCCGAAACATCAAAGGTGCCATCCGGAGTATTCGGATTTGCGGTGCCTGCTAGATCCTGAATGCCCACCTGAACATTGGTCGAGGCATTTGCGAACACGGTAGTGGTGGCCAGACCCAGGCGAATCTTACCGCCAGCAGATGAAATCGTCTTAGGTCCGGTGACCCCTGGCGCAAAGCGCACCCTTCCGATCTGCGCAAAGATCTCGCCAGCGGCATCCATAGCCGTACCTAGCCCACTACTCGCTCCGTGGTTCGCCGGAGTTGAGGGAATGCACGGAAACAGAAAGCCTCTGGCGAGGGGAACTAGGACCATTTACTTCTTCTGCACTGGCGGTGTATAGCCGCATTCCTTCAGAACCTCTGGATTTGTCTTGGCCAACTGATCCCAGACCCAACCAGGGACATCCTCTTCCTCGATGCTGCCGCTCTCTTCAGAGAAGAAAGTGCCATTTTGGAGGTAAATGGGCGGACTATCGGAGTATGAGAAGCGCACATAGGGCGCTACAGGCACACTCTCTTCAAACCCATATTTAGGGTTCTTCTCTCTTTTATGCGTATTGAGGTTCAGATGGGCCACACGCTGCACTCCTATGAAAAGGGGCCAGGGCTTGGGACCCCGGCCCTTACAGTCTTCAGCCTTGGGAAGTCAAAACTAGGCAGACAGAATGGCGTTCGGGTTGTTACCAGGATTGTCCCAACTGAGCGCCGCGCCGATGCCGAAAGCTGCCTGACCGCCGGCACCAGAACCACCTGTAAACGAGAGGATAAGCTCGCTTCCAGGAATTGCCTTAAAGCCGTTGATCGACTTGTAGAAGCTCTTACCCGCCAAGCCAGTAGCAACCGGCATGACGATAGTTCCCACAGTCGATGAGCCAGTGTCAGAACCTGGCGTCGGCCGATACTTGAAGGTGGTCGTGCTAGTGGCAGTTGCCACGTTAGCAACCACAGTCGCCCACAGCTGTTGGATCTCGACAGGCTGAGATCCGATGTAGAACCTGGAGGCCGCAATGTTCGCCGCATCCGCCAGCGAAGTCGGCACCAGGATCATGATATCCTGTCTCTGATGGTCATATGCCATAAGTCTATTCCCCTTAACCTTCAGATGCTGCCGATTAGGTTGAACCTACATGCACGATGCGGGCCTCACCTGCGTTGCCAGTATCCCAGATAATGTCAAACTCCAGGATGCCATACCACGCAACTGCCTTCGAACGGCCGAAGTCACCGGGGATGGCCGCTCTGAGTTCCGGGGTCATAGCCTCTGCCAAGGCAACTCCATCCTCACCGAAGACGACGCCTTCGCCAAGAACAGAGCCAGAGCCGACCTTCCCCAGTGCCCTATTGTGGTTACACTCAGCGAACCGAATGCCTTCGATCCGTCCCACCTCTCCATTGGCCTTCGCCTGTGGCTGGGTGTACTGATGCCAAGTTTCCCACTTTGTATCGCTCTTAATGCCCCGCAGACCCAGGGTACGAACGATTGCCATGTAGTCGTCCGCCTCGTAGGGCGGGGCCTGCAGGGTGTCGAACATATAGTCCCTGATCTGCTCAACATGGAAGTAGTTCCAGTTGGCAGTTGCAGTGGCGCCAAAGGTGCCATTGGTAGCGATGTTGTTGGTAGCAGCGCCGGTCGGCGCATACTTGATTTTCGCCTGCTTGAAGCCAGTAGCAGCGCGAGTGTCCAGCGAAAGGCGCATCTGATCGCGCAGCTTCCTCTGGATCGGGTTCTCGATGTCGTACTTCGACAGATCCTTATGAAGGCTGGTATAGGGAACAGCCCGACCCATCTCCTTCACAGTGATCAGCTTGGTCGACAGAGCAAAACTGTCCTCAGGAATGCGGACAGTCTCCTGCAGAACCGGATCAGTGGGTTCGGTGATGTTCTGGACCCTCGTCAGTGTGACGTTCTCGCCAGAGTTCCGTCCAAACCCCTCAACGGGACGCACGTGATCTACAAAGATACTGTTCTCGACAGCAGCCTCATAGAGCTTCATCGACAGGGCATTCTGTTTATAGGTCCCCGTCGGTGCGTCGAAGGTCCAAGTAAACTCAGCCATTCCCCATTCTCCTACGCAGCAGTCGCCTTCTTACTCAGCCTTACAGCTCTACGAGCCCTCACAATGTCGCTTAGGCTCGGGATCTTAGTCTCTTGAGCCGCTGGCTGCCGCGCCGCAGGAGGCTGCGCTCCTTCTGCGAAGGCTCGCTTGGGCCTTGGCCTACCTTGGGTATAACGTGAAATACGGTCACGGGTCAACTCCGCAACCTTTTTCATCGCATCTTCGACCGGAATATTGACTAGACTAGGTAAATTCGCATTCATAGTTAGTTCAACAAGATCCCGATCTCCGGCTAGATCGGGATACTTCTTATCAAAGTTGGTCCAGAACTTCTGTGTATTCTGGTCCCTTTGATACATTGCAGTCATCTCGGCTTTCGCCTGAGCTACTGCCTTAGTCCGGATACGCTTGGCGGCCTCCTTTGGGTTGGAGAATAGTAGGTTCTCCATCTCCGCGTCTTCAGGATCCTCCTCAGGAGTGTTCGATGGCGGAGTAGCAGCCGGCCTTTTATCAGGTGGGATCTGGCGACGGAGGCTTTCAATCTGCTCACCATGAGTGCGCTGCATATCAATCACTTGCTGCTGCAATCTCTCAAGAGTGGTGGGCCGTGGAGTCTCTTCGTCTTCCTCGTCCTCCTGATTATCGATCAAATTTGGATCACTTTCCCCTGGATCACCGTCAGCAAGGTGATCTGGATGCACGGCGCCATGCTCTGGCCTAGGATCCATTAGCGCTTCGTCTTCTGGGGACGGTCCGCCCGAGATCTCTGGCGCTACGGCGGCTTTCTTCTTGCGTGGCATTGTCTATTTCCTCTTCTGCTGCAGCTATTCCTTTGCGATGGGCTGTCTCCATCGCACTGACCAGGTTATGATAAGCAGCGATCTCCGCAATCTTCCCCACGATGAAGTCGTGGCTTAGAGGCGCGCTATGGGCAGTTCTATAGTGTGCAACGAGGCCAGCAGTAATATCGTTAAGAGCCCGATCAATAAAAGGCCTAGCAACGCCCATGAAGGCATTAGCTTCCTCCGCGTCCTGCATCAACCGCAGGTTTTCTTCCTGCCTAGTCGACATTGGAAACCAGATCGCCCTCCACCTTCAGGCCATTGGGGAGCCAAAGAGCCTTACTTCTCTTAGCAAACTCGTTGTCGTTCTGCCTCTCAACAAGCAAAGCAAACACTTCCAACATAATCCAGAACCCATCCTCGAGCAGTTGCTGTCGCTTCTGCAGGTTCATGGGGTCAATCTGCGTCTTATTGCGGTAGAACCAGACCGTCAGGTCTGCCATCCGCTGTTCCAGAGGTCGCCCACCTGTCTCATGGGCGTACTCTATGAGACTCCTGATGAGGACCTCTGGATGTATCTTCTTTGTGCGCCTAGCAACCATTAGTACCCCTTACGGGCCTTAGATCCACCGTAGATCCCAGGCCAGTAATTACGCGATTGAGACGTAGCCGATGGGGACACTTCGTCCGGGTTGCAGCCGAGGCTGCCCATGGAGTTCTTTGCGTCGGCGTCGATGCTCTTTCCGTCTGTCGTGCTCTTAGGGCTGCCAGCATCGAAGCCAGCCCTGCCCCTCGCATTAACCATGCGGTTCTCTGAAGCCGACATTCCACCTCCTGGGTTGTCATAAGTGATCGGTCCGGGCATTCCTGTGGCTGCTGCGCCACCATCATAGGCCTTCAATAGCCAGTCCTCCTCTTTTTCTTCTTTTTCCTCTTAGGATATCCCTCAGATATCCCAATTGCGATAGCCTGCTTGCGATTTGTCACCTTCCTACCACTCCCAGAACGTAGTGAACCCGCCTTAAAGCGGTGCATTACGTCTTCTACTGTCTTCCTTCCGCGGCCTTTTGGCATATTAGCCTCATCATGCGTTAGGGGTCAACCCGGAAGTGGGGTTCATATTCTGATTGATGGCCGCTGGGACCTCAGAACCGCCCCCAACAGGCATTCCGCCGGGGCCTCCTTCAGCACCTGGCGCCGCAGCACCTCCCTGCCCACCCATTCCGAGCATCTGACCTATCTGCATCGTCTCCTGCATGGCCTGAGGAGCCTGATCTTGCTCCTCTGGGCTCTGTTGCATGTCATCTGGGTTGATATTAAGCTTAGACATGATGGTTGTAAGCGCTCGATCACCCGAAAACTTCATCATGAAGGCTCTGAAGAGGATAGGATTGCTCTGAACTGCCTGCATAAGGGCCATCATCTTCTGGAAATCCAGCGCTTTAGCGATTGTGGCAGACAATCCGAAGGTTCTAAAACTGGTTTTGCCTCCGAATAGAGCAAATCGTTCCTCAGGCGACGCTCGCATGATGATATTTGCCACTGCGCGGTCAGTAACACTAGTAACCATGCTAGGATCAAAGTAATCCGCATTCTGGAGGACACACATCCACGCCTTATAGAGCATCCTATTGATGATACTGACCTCTACATCGGCGGCCATACCGTCAAGGGTAATGCTTTGTGACGTAGAACTCTCAATAACCTCAGTTGCCCTGACCTGTTTCGAGGGCATATTGCCTAGTTTGAGGTCATTTGTGAAGACAGCGGTGTTGTATTCCCTATCCAGAGCCTCATAAACTGCCATCGCATCGTGAGGAACGTCACCAGTGCTGCACTCTTCCACAACTTTCGCGTTATGAGGCAACGTCTGCTTGACGGCCAGGGTCGTCCCCTGCCTCAATCCGCCTTCCACTTGAGAGGGATCCTCCAGATCCTCGACACGGATCTGCTTGACACCCCAAACTGACGCCATACCACCGTCAAGTATAAGGTTAAAGAGCTCGTTCTGGGCGAGATTTAGGGCAACGGCATCGTCAAAGAGCGCCTTTCCCCACACTGCCCAGGGTACTCTAATAATAGGCTCGCATATGAAGGGGCTCTCTTGATGCCAAAACGGATTAGGTTCGGGCGGCCTAATGAGATAAGTGTCATTCGCCATTGTACAAACGCAGTTTCTATGCGCAACGGTGCCATCTGCGTTAAGCAGAGTACCCCAAAACTCGTCAAGAACCACTTTCTTCCTGAAGCCAGGAGGTGTGAACTCACTCTGGTTCTTATCGGCCTCTGATCTTCGCTCGTCATCGGGGATCTCAAATGAGGTTCCGATCATCTGCTTGACCACTTTCATGTCATAGATGCCCTGTTCTGCGGCATCAATGACCTCGAAGAGGTCCTTCTCGATCCGATGAATCTCGTATAGGTTCGCTGCAGTGGGGTCGGGATAGTAGTCTTCCGGTTGAACCAAGTCAATCCGGAGCTGCCACTTCTCATCCTCCTCCATATCGAGGGTATCCTCCCCCGCATTCATCTCCCCAGTCTCGCGATCGAAGCTGGCTTCCGCTGGACTGAACTTGAACTTGCGGAAAGGAACCATCGCGCCGTGAACTTTCAAGATCACAACGGAGTTCAGGAGCCCCATTTTCAGGGCATCACTGATCACCAGCTCGACGGGCATCGTCTTATTGTTGCCAGCCCAGATGTTCTTCAGGAAGTTATCCAGGATCGCGGAGAGCTGCTGCCCACTGACGAAGTTGCTGAGGGCCCGATCGGTGTCAACTGAATACCACTTCCCAAACTTGATCAATCCTCTCTTAATGAAATTCCCCATCGCCTCCACGGCGATACCAGTCTTAGGAATGAACTCCATAGACTGACCATCCGCCTTATGAGACCAGCTCTGTCGACCAAGGTACGCCTCATTGTTGACCCTGTTCTTCCATAGCCGAGATTGCTTCGCGTCCCAGCTCTCCATGCGACACCTGTGGATCTCCTGCATAACGGAGATCTCACCCGACGTTGGCTTGTACTCTGCCCCCTTAGAAACGGGCTGGTCGTTCGTCGCATCGGTCGCGCCAGTGAAGTTATCTGTCCGGCCCTTTGGGATTGCCATATCTCGGTCCTGACCAGTTGTAGCGCTTACGCAGGTTTATCTCCTGCACACAGCTGATGTGTATACCAATAGCCAATTCTGAAGGCGATTGCAAGAGCAGGCCGCAGTGTCGGCACCGGCGCCATCCTGGAATATTCGTTGGCAGCCTAGCGGGCGACTCTTGCCCAGGGTGATCCCCTGAACGCGTAGCTGGGGTTTGGTATATTAACTCTCCCTGCTCTTGCAGACGTTGACGGCGGACGGACAGGTTCTTCGAACGCAAGAAAGTACCCTAGCGCATCTGACCAATGCGTCCTTCTGAAGTATGGATCCTTGCGGTTCCTGATCTTCTTTATCTTTCCGTTGTCGTCCCTGAGGACGCCTTCGAGATCCGCGATGAGATCAATACAGCTTGGATCAACTTGCAATCTGACAAGTCCTCGCTCATCTTTACAAATTCTGTTGACTGCGTTGATCCGATCAGGGACGTGAGGATTTTCTTCTGGTACCAACATTTTGACAGGGACGTGGTAACGCCGCATCTCCTGCAAGATGACCCAGTAATCAGACTTTCCAGTTTGTCCAGTTCTTCGCTTACCTGTCGCGTCACCATAGATGTAGATCTCAGCATTGTGGTTGGGGAAATTCAGACTGAACAGCTCGACCATCTCAGGAATGGAAGCTGATTCGATCGTGAGTTCCTTATGAATTCGGTAAATGCCTCCATCCATTTGGCAGACAAGCGATGCCATGGGCTCGACATTGAAGTCCCACGTCCAGCATATAGCGCGATGAGGAGAGATTGGCGGCTGCATCCGTACATGCAGATTTCGCTGAAAAGCCGAATAGGCTCTGGAACCTCCGATACCGGGTAGCCACTCGCCCTCCATCCTAATACGACGAGCAGTGCTGCCTTCTGGGTAGATACTTTCGAGGCGGGCAAGTTCGCTCCGATCGATGCCTGGGTTATCATAGATACTAGCTCCAAACACGGCAGCATGGGGCAACCGTCCTTCTAGCCAGGGATTGATGATCTTTGGGAAGACCCAGCTAATGGTAACCTGGGCCCCTTCGGGCGGGAGGATGGTAGCGGTGCAGAAAAACCTAAGTGGGCGCGCACCAACGCGGATAGCTGCCTCTTCGTATATCTCCCACGGATGTTCTTCATCCATGTGAAACCAGTCTTTCTCGGAACCCTGATACTTCTTCCTTCCGCTATCCGCACTCTTAAATCCGATGATCGATCCATTCTTAAGTTTGAGAACCTGATCATCTACTCTCCACTGATCTATCTCGTGAGGTGGTATGAAAGGAGCTGATCGCTGTCCAGGGGGAACAAAGCCGTTATCGAAGTACTTGGGCTGGATGACATCCCTCGACGTTGGAAAGTCCAGAGCCGAAACCCATCCACTGGTTGCCCTGTCTCTGACCTGAACAGATTGCGCTGTTCCGTCAGCATTAACTTGCACTTTAGAGTGCTCCATTCCAAACCGGGCCAGAGTCGCTCCAATGTAAGCACCTGCATCTGACTTACCGGATCTGTTGGCGGCGATGAACCAGTTCTCTTTAGCCCGACCATATAGGGTGCTCTCCACGAACTGCTTCTGCTTCGGATGCAGCACGTAGCGACGGAGGGGATCGTTCGCTCGACGTTTGGCCATCTCCTCGCCGGCTGCAAGGAGGGCTTCTTTCTGCGATCTTTCAGACATGCCTAGCATCCCTGTATGTTGCCGGAATATCACAACAAAAACAATGCCCTGCGGTTGCATTTCCATCATAAATCTGTCACAATGACACGTTTATGCCTGCAAAGATGGGGAACCCTGCATGTCGGATCGGAAGGTGGGCTATGGCCCTCAGACACCAGCTAGCCAAGCAGTATTCAACTTCAAATACGCTGGAAAAGGCGAAACTTGGCGAGAAGTCTGCAATCGTGTCGGATCTAGCCTGGCTGACAGCGATCAGCACTATAGGACATTTCGGCAGATCATGTTGGAAGGTAGGTTCTCTCCAGCTGGTCGTATTCTATCCGGCGTCGGTACTTCCAAGCGTGTTACGCCATATAACTGCTTTGTATCCGGACCCATCGAAGATAGCCTTAACGGTCCCGGTTCTATTATGGACCGACTATGCCAGGCAGCAGAGACCCTACGGCGTGGGGGAGGAATAGGATATGACTTTTCTACTATACGCCCGCGTGGAGACAAGGTCAGAAGTCTGGATAGTAGTGCGTCGGGGCCTGTTAGCTATATGCAAGTTTACGATGCTATGGCGGCAACTATTTCCAGCACGGGCGAGCGTAGGGGGGCTCAAATGGGCGTCCTCCGTGTGGATCATCCAGACATCGAAGAGTTCATTCACTCTAAGCAAAACTCCAATAGACTTAACACCTTCAATATCTCAATTGCCGTCACTGATGAATTCATGCACGCGGTTACCGAAGGAAAAGAGTTCAATCTCCGATTTGAAGGACGTTCTTACCGAACTATCGACGCGAGAGGCCTCTGGGAAACGATCATGAGATCCACCTGGGACTGGGCAGAACCAGGTGTCATCTTCATCGATCGCATTAATGAGATGAACAATCTCAACTACTGCGAAACCATCGGAGCTACCAATCCATGCAGCGAGCAGCCACTTCCGCCTTACGGCGCGTGTCTATTAGGAAGCTTCAACCTCACAAGGTATCTCGTCCCTGCGGGGCCGGGCGCCAAGTGGAAGCTCGACCTCCAGTCCCTTGCGGACGACGTTGGCCCTGTTGTGCGAGCGATGGACAATGTTGCGGATGTTGCTGCATTTCCTTTACCAGAGCAGAGACAATCTGCTATAAGTACAAGACGGATGGGTCTCGGCGTGATGGGGGTTGCTAATGCGCTCGAGGCATGTGGAAGTGAGTACGGATCAGAAGATTTTATTGGACAAATGGAGGAGGCACTATCTACCATCAAGAATGCGGCTTATCTGGCTAGCGCTCACCTGGCGCAGGAGAAAGGGGCCTTCCCTAATTATGATCGAGCTGCATACGCCACGCAACAGAACATTATTCGGCTACGAAGAGACGTTCAAGAAGCTATTGCCGCTCATGGTCTACGAAACAGCCATCTTACGAGCATTGCGCCCACGGGCACTATTTCATTCTGTTTCGATAACATTTCCTCCGGTATCGAGCCAGTGTTCTCGGTACAAGGCCGACGTATGGTACAGATGCCACATGGACCAACTACGTTCGATACAGAGGATTATGGCAAGAAGTACCTTGGAGTGGACCCTCGCACGGCTGATCGGGTCTCGGCGGCTGAACACATTGCTGTCCTGGCTGCGGCACAGAAGCATGTAGATAGCGCGGTTTCTAAGACGTGCAACGTCAGTGCCTCGATGCCTTGGGAGGACTTCCAGCAGATCTACTTCACCGCATGGCAGGCTGGATGCAAGGGGTGTGCGACTTTCCAAGATGGTGGCAAGCGTGGCAGCTTGCTCGAGAAGATCGAGACGGTGGCTGACTGCTCCTCCGGAGCATGCGCCGCCTAGCGGCGACGGGGCCCTCCCTACTGCTTCAAATAGAGCTTGTCCTCTATGCAGTGGGAGGTGCCGTTCCTGTCATGGTTGGTAGATACCAGCTGAGCGGGTTCTTGGCGCTAGCCATGGTCCACGACCTTCCTGAGACAAGATGATGAGGAGGCTGCAGCTGCCATCGGGGCTGCTCTTTCTTTTAGATGGACGGCTTGCAAAGCAAGCGGGGACTGCCGCATAATGGCTGTTAACACAGCCGACGGTGATTAGCAATGGACCTAAAACCCACAGAGAATGCGGCCTGGCCCTCGATTGCACGGAAGCCCAGGACCCTGGATCAACCCCAGAGGCCCTGGGCAGGAGTAGAGGATGTGTTCTCTACGAGGAGCCGGGCAACCGGCCGAAGCCGCGGCGCTTTTGCTGAGACGAAAGGCGCAACTCCCCCGGCGGACGGTCCTTTTGCTCTCGCTGCCGCCGGCGTGAGGCAATTGCTTCCGACAAGGACGCTCCAGGAGAGATCTGACGGGTTACCTTCTGGTGAACAGTCTCAGGGGAAGAAGGGCCTCCCCTGATTGATGGAACCTCGAGGGCCCCTAACGGGTCCCCTGCGTTAGCTTGAAGAACCTTCCGGCGGGACTGGATCTTGGAGTGGCTGGACCGGAGGTCCACCGGGAGTGTTTGCTGCGACTGCTTCTGCGAGCGCTTGCGTGTTGGCTTTGATGTCGCTGAGGACCGCCGCCATCGCTTCTGGATCATCGTCGGCAAGGGCTTCTTCCAGTCGAGAGTGGATGTCGGTCAGGAGGGTGATGACGCCTTGCGTCACCTGTTTCTGCGCTTGAACGGCTTCGCGCAGCGAAGTCAGGTCTGCCATTAGTTTCTCCCATAGTGATAGTTCAGCGTCATGGCGCTTCTCCAGGTCGACCAGCCTGGATAGGCTGTTGAGGCCTATGGAGCGGAGCTCTTCTAGGAGGGTTCGCGTTCCGAAGGGTAGCCTGGGGAATGCCATGGGGGCCAGTATGGCCCCAGAACGGCTGCGCCGTCAAGGTCCGAGGGCGGGTCCCCTCACCTATCTGGGTCCCATCATCTACATGAGTTGAGAGATTGGGTCCCTCGCGGGAGAGTCCATGGCTAGGCCTAACTGCCGTAGTACATCCCACCCCCTGGGCCGGGGGCCTAAGTGCAACACAGTTGCAAGTGCGCAACGCCCGCTCTACGGTAGGCCACACATTTTTGTGATCAGATTGTGAACAAAAAAGAGGGTGACAT